ATTTCAATGTAGAGGTCGGACTCAGTGGCAAGCTCATTGCCAGCCTCGGTCAGAAGTGCTTGCAGAGTCGGGTCATACGCACCCGTCTTCGTGTTGACAAACGCTTCAACGGTCGTGATCTCGCCTGCTGACAGGGCTTTGCCTTTGAGAGCCAGTTGGTAGATGCGGCCGTTGAATGGGAAGCTGGCGTTGTTGCGGCGGCCCACGTTCAGAACGTGATTGCCAAAGTTGCCTGTTCCAAGATCACTGCCAATTTGATTTGACGTTGTGCCGTTTTTCGTTACGCGGTTTAGATCACCAGCAATGTCGCCAACTGCTGTGATGACGTTGGTCGTCGGTGCTGGCGTGCTACCAAGCGCCGCCCCGGACACAGCGGTTCCACGTACGTACTGGTCGTAAGTAGCCGTGCCCGTGCCCAAAGGTGCACCAAGTACAAAAGCTCCGTTTGTTGTAATTGCGTTCGCGCTCAACTCAACAAGAACCGCAGTTGCGGCATCACTCGCCTTATGCACCCCAGCAAACACCGTCATCTTGTCGGTGGATGTGAAGTCAACACTCGCAGCCGTGTAGAGACTATCGTCAATGCCATCCATGCGCAAAAATGGCGGGAACTTGCTGAAGTCGTAGTCGTAGTCGGTTGCGGTGTTGACGCGCTGGTATGGGAGGGATGCGTCGGATGCGGGGACTAGCTGTGCGCCCCAGACGTAGAACATGGCCGCAGACGGCAAGTCATCGGTACGATCCCGACCTAAGTGGAACAAGCAATACGCAACGGGGCAATACCATGTAGCAGATATGACGCACCAGCCATCTGGTAAAAACTCTATCGTCTGGTCATTGCTCCCAGTTGTTGCGCCTGTTGACAAATCAAACGTAACCGTGCCGCCAACAGAGTATTCTTCACGCAGTCTCAGCACCTGTTCAGAGCCTTGCTTAACGCGGAATGAAAGTCTGTAATTCCCGGCCACTGCTGGTGTAAAAGGTGCAATAAAACCGCGAAGGCCGCCACCAGCGTCGTTTACAACTGCGTCAGCAGTAATGGTCCCGTCTGGCGCAGCGGTGGCGTTCGGCGCAATAGATACCGCGTACGATGCCTTACCCCAATACACGTCATCAAACTGCTCAGTCTTGGTCAACAAGTTATACCGACTAGACAGCGTGGGCCGACTCGTTGCCGTGGGCTGGATTGCGTGGTTGCCGCCGCCTGATTTGTCAAGAATGCGACCGACAGGCTGCTCGACTGCTGTGACGGGCGTGGTGCCTGCGCTGTCTTGGAACATGGTCGCCAAGTCTGACGGGTCATACCATGCGCCGGGGCCAGCGGACTTCAGGATGTTGATTGCGCGTTGAACCGCACTCAGCGTGTTAATGGCCGTCAGGCTCAATCCGAATCCAAAGACCATGCAACACCCATGAAGTTGATTAGAAAATAGCTACGAGGTTGCTAGCAGTAGTTCCAGTGCTGAACACTCGGCGAACCCGAACGGGTAACGTGGACCCACTAGGAGCCTCTGTAAATGTGACTGTCGAGCCTTGTGCAGTGGTGACTTTTACGTTACCGCCCACACCCACGTACACGACCGAGAATTGGGCCAAGTCAGCGGAGTCACTTAATGTGACAGCCGACGCATCCTCTGGATACATCGGGTAGGTTGGAGAAGGAGAGGTTTTGGCCATGTCAGCGCCTCAACTCATCAGCTCAGGGCAGCGCCGACGGCGGTGACCCAAGCCGAGCCGGTGCAAATGACCACGCAATATTCATTGTTGCCAGCGCCGTTATCGGATACGATATACACAGTTCCGGCGGTCGTGGAGGCGGCAGCGGGCAGGTTGGCGGTGGTCACCACGGGGATTTGGAAACCGGCCAGCGATTTGACGGGGCCGGAGAAAGTAGTACGTGCCATGATTTGATTCCTTACATGCTAGTCATGTGAACGGCTGTCTGCATGTCGTCAGCTCGGGGTCTTGAGCTGTCAACCGTTCTAAAGAGATCCCCCAGAAAAGACCTGCCGAAGCAGGTCTTTTGAAGTGGCGCTCTAGCTCAGTGAATTATACACCGGCAGTGCCGAACAGACCGCGCGGGTCAGTCCAACCCAGAGCGTAACGCTCGGTGGCCTTGTAGCGCATGCTGTCGGTTTCGAAGTCGCCTTCCATGGACTTTTCCAAGCCACGACGCATCAGCAACTTCAGACCTTCGGGGGCATCCGTCTGGATGAACCAAGAAGTCGTAGAGGTGATACGTGACAGGTTGGCTTGGCCACCTTCCAGCAGACCCATGCTCTTGACCGGGTTGATGTCGTTGTCGGCAGAGCCGGAACGCAACACCGATTTGAGAAGCACTTCGGCCTGGAACACGTTGGAAGGGCCGGTGACGATCTTCTTGGGTGTCAGGCGGATACGCTTACCGTTGTTGTCAACGGCGTTGCGGATCTGGATCAGCACCTGTTCCAGCGAAGTCTGCGACAGAGCCGCAGCGGTAGCCAGTTGGTTGCTGAACGTGCCGTTCACGATCGGGTGGTCTGTAGCGATCAAAGACTTGCCGTCGCCGCCTGCGTACGAGCTGTTGAAAGCACGGTTCAGGATGTTGGCGGCCAGGGTCTCTTTCGTCTCAACCAACGACTGAGCCAGGTGCTTGGCGTAAGTCTGGCCCACGCGAACGTGGTCGCCGTCTTCCACCAACACTTTGGTCAGTGCGAAGGCCAAACCGTACACTTTGTACAGGTAGCGCTGCAGGAACAGCACGCCACCGGACTGGTACGTCACAGCCATACCGTCTGGCAGTTCAGGCGCAGCGCCGAAACCGTACAGAACGGGCTCTTCGTGGTAGTTACGGGGAATGCCTTTGCGCTCCTCGAAAACTTGCTTCCACTCATCAGCACGCTGATTGTAAACGCCATCGAACACTTCGTTCAGGATTGGCTCGACTACGGAACGGAAGTCCGTACTACGCATTGGGGTTGCCATGATTCAAACCATCCCTTTAGATTGAGTTGACGGCAGCTTTGTACTGGTGCTCGTTGATCCGCACAGTGGCGGTCACGTAGGCATCAGTCAGGCTGTCGCTGACGTTTTTAGCAAAACCGGTGATCTGGAACTGGCCAGAAGTCGCCTGAATCGCGGTCAGTTTGGTGTTAGACAAACCGGTGCTGGTGCTGCCGCCGGGGGAGGCAACGGTCCAATCGCACTCTTCGCCAACGGCGGTCTGAACCGTGTCAGTGCCGGGTGTGCCGGGGTTGGCATACTCAACGTCGAACAGGGTTTCAGGATCGTCGAAAACGTAAGCGACCACTTCAGTAGCCGTGGTGCCACCAACCCAGAATGGGGAGATGGTAGGCTTGCCGGTGGCGTCACGGTACTCAACACCGGCGAAAACGCCGAGCAGGGAGATGCCGTCAACAGTGCCGGAACGGGTGCCGTCGCTGGTGCCGAGTTGAACAGTACCGGCGTCTACCAACTTGACGGGGTCACCCGAGAAGATGTTGACGGCGTAGCCGGTGGCGATGGTGTAGGCTTTCGGACGAATCTGACCGGAGTTGTGGAAACTCGGACGAAAGCCAAAGGGTGCGCTAGTCGAAGACATGAGCTTGTTCCTTTGAGAAAATCAGGGTTGAAAAATGGGAAGCCTTTAAACCAGCTCGAAACGAGCTTGCCGCTTGTCACGCAAATCACCCATACCGTCGCCCTCATAGAGCTTTGACCCAGATGCGCGGGCTTGCTGTTCCATGAACTCGGCCGTGTCAGTGAGTTTTTCTTCCTCACGATTGGGAGCGTCATGGTGAGCTTCTTGCATGAACTTTTCATACAGGCTCATAGGCAGCTTGAATGCCAACATCTCGTTCACACCAATGAATCCGTTCCACTCGCCAGTCTTGACGGTAGCGTATTCCCAGCCTGGAACATCTTCAGGCTTGATGGGCTGGTAGCCCAAACGCAACCGAGTCTGAATAGAGTCTCGGGGGTTGGTGGTGGTCAGCCAGCACGTGTGCCAGCCGGGCAGTTTAGGTAAATCCGGCAATGCGGACTGGAAGAACTGCTGTCGAAACATTTCAACCCGCTCATCGTCGCTGATGACTCGGTCTTCAGTCACGGCTCGGTCAGCCATGGCCCGGTCTTGGCGGTTGTCTGCGGATTTCTTCAATCGTTCGTCAGTGCTCATACTCTTGCTCCTTCAGCAATTAAGGGGAATTATAGGGTTGAATTCAATGTGCGCGGTTCAGGCGCGATTCTGCTTGTCGTACTCAGCGTAACGCTTAACGTACTTCATCCTTAGTACGGGGTCGTCCCACACCCCAGCATCTACCAACGCCTGTTTACGCTCAGGGCTGATGTAGACTTCACGGCGCGTGGAAGTGGGCGCGTGTTCACGGCCAGAACCCACTGCGGGGCCACCGCGAGGCTCGCGCTTAGCCTTGTCAAACGCATCTGGCAGGCGACGCTTGACACGACTGCGCAGTTCGTCCCAGTAGTCGTCGCTCTTGGGGTCAAAACCCTCACGAGCCATGGCGTTGTCAATGGCGAGCACCACTGCAGACTTCTCGTCACGGCCTTGCGGGTCGTACCAAGGGTTGTCTTCCATGAAGTCCTTGGCGTGCTCAAGCACGTCAGGGTCAGCGCGAGGCTGCGCCGGGGCTTGCAACTGGGCGGAACGCTGGTTCTTGATAGCTTCCAGCTGGCGGGCGCGGTTGAGGGCTTCCTCACGGTAGCGCATGGCCGTGGAAACGTCATCACCGTTGCCTGCAGACACCGCCTTAGCGATGACTCGGTCAGCCATTTGGGCTTCTTTGACGGCTTCCCGCAGCGCGTTGTCCACTTGAGACAGGTCTTGCTGCTGAGCGCGGGCTTCTTGAGCAGCCAACCGGCGTTCAAGTTCATCGTTACGCTTTGCCAGGAAGTCCAGCTCGATTTTGTCACGAGCGATGGCTTTTTCGCGACGTTCTTTGCGCTCGAGCTTCTCAAGACGGCGGCGTTCGCGAATCGCTTCACGTTCTTTGTCGTCAGGATCATCGAGGTTGACGTCGTCTTCGTCTGAAGAGCGCATGCGCGAGTCTTCAGCTGGTTTTTCGTCTTTTTCGACGATGACCAGTTCTTCCTCTGATGAGGCGGAGGGTTTCAAGTCTTCTTCAGACTCTTTCAGCAGTTCAGCCATGATTTGTCATCTCCTTTTGTCAGATGAATGCTTTGATCGCCAGCGGGTCGCCGGTGACCTTACCTACAATGTCAAGATCGTTGAAGATCACGAACAGCGCTTCGCCTTCGTCACCTGGCAGGGCTACTGACCAACGATCTCCGCCGTACTTGGCCACGCGAACGAAGTCACCGGCTTGACACCAGTCACCCTCGGGCCATGAGGCCATGGTGTTGCGGTTCTTGAAGGCCAACGGCCCAACTGCGATCACCTTGCCGACCTGCGTATTCCAGGTCTCAGTCGACTTGGTGTCTGCGGTCAGGATGATGCCTGAAGCGGTTTTCTGTCTCGGGTTTCTGATCTGCACCAGAATGCGGCTACCGAAGGGCTGGATTCCGGCATCTACTGCCGGGAAAGCCTCCGCCAACGCATTCTCAGAGGTCGGGATTGCCATTTTTGTCCTCATCAAGGAGTTTGAGTAATATCTCGACGGCCCGGTCTAGGCCGGCAAGGACGCCTACGCGGTGCCCATACTCGAAGGCATCGCGTTGGTTGGGGCGGCGCAAGGCTTGCAGGGCGAAGTCGTCCTGCTCTGCCTTGAGCGCGTGTAGTAGAGCCTGTTCAAGATGCACAGGCGTGGACCTCAGCAGGGGGTCTTTTTACCCTTGCCTACAGGGGAGCCGCCAGCTGCCATCTGCTTGCGCTGGGGCACGGGCAGGGCTGGTGTGGGAGGGGTTTGCTTGGTAGGTGCAGTGGCCATTTTGATGTTTCCTCAGGTCGGTGGATGAAAATTTTAGGGGTTCGGGTTGATACCCGTACCGGTGGTCAGCGCGATGCGCTCTCCGGTGGCAATCTCCGCCGCCGCAAGGCGCATGGCGGTGTCGTTGTCAGCGGTGTTCATAGACACTCGAGCCTGAGTTTCGTACTGTGTACGTTGGTCTTCAGAGCGCTGGCGCAGGGCTTCACGTTCAAGCTCGGCGGTGATCTCCTGCTGGCGCTGCATGAGCTTAGCCTGCTCGAGTTGCAGGCGCTGGGCGTTGTCAGACTGCTTGATCTGAGCCTGCATCTGCGTCTTAGCCTGATCAGCCTGAATACGCTTGTCAGCGATTTGGTTCTGCACCTGCGCGTTGAGCTGGGCGACCTGCATTGAGTTGTCAGGCGGCAGCTGAGGCTTAGGTGCGAACTGCTGAGCGGCTTTGTCCACTTCAGCCAGCATCTGACCGAACCCGCTGAGTTCCTGTTCTATGAACATCTGCACCCGCGCAATCACCTGAGCCTGCTCGTCCGCGTTGTCGCTAATCAGGTCCTGATCTGTAGCCTTTTCAACACCCCGGTGAGACTCAGAAAGGTAGTAGTTCAGCAGGTGGTCTCGCAAGTGCAACGCCATCGGGTACAGGTACGTCTTGACGATAGCCGGGTTCTGTCCGAACAACGGAGACTTGAGGAACGCGACGTGCACCTTCAGGTGAGCGAGGTGATCCTGCTTAGGCAGCACGTAGATAGGGCGGCTCATGGCTGCGGCGACGTTCTCGCTCACCGGGTCGATGTCATCTTCACCCACTGAAGGCTGCAAGATGTCATCGTCGAGCTTCAGCGCGCGGAGGAACATCTCCTCAATCTTGCGCTGGTCGTACAGCTGAGGCACAACAGCAGAACGCTGCATGACCGCCTGAGCCTGCGCAAAGCGCTGGGTCTCGCTGAAGATGTTCGGGTCGCTGACAGGGATGACGTCCAGCGGGCCATCAAAGTCTGAAGGCTGAATCTCAAGATCACCAGCCTGCGCTTTGATGATGTCATCAGTCAGGTAGGCCGAGTTCACCCGGTGTAGCACCTTGAGCACGCGCGACATTGAGGCGTGCAGGCGCGAGTGAATACTGCTGAACACCACCATACCTTGCTCAATCAGAGCGAGGGTCGTGCCCACAGGCTGGTTGGGGTTCTGGTCTGACAGCTTCTCAAACGAAGTCTGCACCACACCCTTGCCGGCATCTACTAGGAAGCCCAGCAGCTGGAACAGCACGGCTGAAGGAGGGTTGAATGGCACAGGCATGGCGAGCTTGCGCACGTCATCCACCATCGCGCCGCCCTCAATCTCAACCACCTCTGTGGGCTGCAGGCTGATGGATTGACCGTTAGGGCCACCCTTCAGCTTGAGCATAGTCGGGATGTTCTGGATGTGTGCCGAGTCCAGCAGGGCTCTCAACGCCCCCGTGGCTGCACCACTCAGACCACCAATCATGTGCGTCAGGCCGATCGGGTACGCGCCACGCCAAGGTATGAACGGGAACTCAACAATCCACTCAAGCTCAGAGCGAGACGCATCGTCCTCGTCCCAGTTGCGGTACAGCGCCAGGGCTTGCTCAGAGCTCTTGTCAATCACGATGACATAAGGCTCCACGCCGTCACCGAAGTCCAAGTGCGTGTACACCTCAAACACGGTGCGCAGGCCATCTTCGTTGTACGAAGTCGTCTCACGCCCTTCAATCTTGTCGTTGGCTTTTGAGGCCAGCGAGAACTCAGGGTCTTCCGCAGTAGGCAGGTCCACATCAAGGTACATACCAACCTTGACCCGGCGCGAGTACTCCTGCTTGGTGATGTACTGAACGTGGGTCTTGCGCTCTGCGGAGTAAAAGTTGGTAGCCGCGAATGGCAGGTAGATGTCATCAATAGCGATGAACTCTACGGCGGGGCGCTCACGTTGCGCGTTCCACATCACCTTCATGTACTGCGCGCCACCCAGTGGGACTTGCGTGGTCAGCTGCTCAAGCTCGCTGCGGAACTCGCTGATCTGCTCAGTGAGCTGCCAGTTCATGAATTCAGCCTTGCGGTCGGCCTTCTCCATGAGCTTCTTGTCGCGCTTGCCAAGTGTCTTTGAGCGCACGGGGCCATTGGAGGGGAAGAGCTCCTTCATAGCGCGGGCGCTGAAGTCCACGCACGATTCAACAAGAAGAGGGTGCACGACGCGAGTAGCTCCGCTGAACTGGGCTCCGCCGGGGGCATCGTCTCCTAGGCCGGTACGGCGCAAGCCTTCCTCATAGAGCTTGTCGCGCTTGGCGCGGGCTTCCTTGTCGCGCTCGAGCTTCTCAAGCAGGTCGCTGACTGCGGTGCGCAACTCCGCGCGGTCGACTTCCTCAACGATGTTGGCGAAGTGCGCGGCCTTGTCACGGGCGTCGGTTTCATCGTCAAGGCGCACAACGGCTGAGCCGTCTTCGTTCTCTTCGACTTCGAAGTCTTCCTCCGGCAGCTCGATGATTTCGTCTTCGCGCTCGGTCAAGTCTTTTTCAGCAGCCATTGTGTTTCGCTTTCAGCCCATCATGTGAAGCGGGCAATTTTAGTTCAAGCCTCACCGCTGGGACCGTCGCTGGATCCGTTGCTTCATTCTGAGCCACCGCCGATACCATCCGAGCCTGAACCGGTTCCGAAACCCCTGTCCAGCAGGTTTTGACGACGCATGTAGTCTGCATACCACGTGTCAAAGTCGCTCTGCGTGGCGACCGGAGCAGCTGGAGCCAGTCCGGGAACAGTGGTCGGCGCGGGAGAGGGTGAAGGCGGGGGAACGTATGTGACTGACTGCACGGGCGGTGGGGCGGCGGGCACAGACTGGCGCAAATTGAGGTCTTTACCCATCATGCCACCATAGGCTGATATGTTACCGCGCAGGTACGTCGGATTGTAGTACGAAGCGAGCGAACCAGCTGGGGTGTTGTAGTAGTACGGCAGGTTGCCTGAACCCGCGCCTTGGGCTATAGGTGAAAGCGGTTGAGTGTAGTCAACGTACTGCGTCTGGGCACCAGCCTGAGCCGGTAACCGACCGGCAGCGTTGACCTCTTTGATGAAGTCGGTCGGGTTCCTGCCGGTGGCGCGGGCCACTTGCTCCGGAGTCAGCCCGTAAGAGGACATGAACCCTTTCAACATGTCAGTGTTCCAGCCCGGATTAGCCAAGAACCACGAATTGATCGTGTGGTCGGAGATGGCATCGCTGGCAGGGATTGACGACGGGGTCGACACAGACTGGGCCACGGGTACGGGTTGTACTGGAGATTTACCTCCGCCCGTACCGCCAATGGAAAAGCCGCCGCCGTCCACTTGTGTTGAAGTCGGACGATAGGCGGTGTCCCAGTAGTTCACATTTTGAGCAGCGATGTCCGCAGGAATGGATGCGCCGAAAACTGCTCCATACTGAGGCGTAGGAGCAGACAGCTCTTCAAGCGTCTTGTAGCGCGAATACCCAGGAGACAACCGCTGCTGCAAGTAGTCAACCATCACCCCGCCATCCACCCCGACCTGACCCGCCAAGTCCCCCGCCGTGACACCGCGTTGTTGCATGGCGTTCTGCAGCGCTGCGGGGTCACCCCCGTACTGAGACCAGAGTTCTGACAGCCCTGAAGCGCCAGATGTGTTCTGGTTAGCCGCATTGGCCTCTCGGGAGTTGAATTGACTCAGCTGGTTAGCTTCGTTTTGAAGCTGGCGGTCATACTCGCCCTGCGTCGGACCGCTAGGGGCTACTCGTGCGAATTCATTCTGTACTGCGTTCAACCCGCCGTGCGTGGTCCAGTACTCGTAGTCGGCGTCTGTGAGCGGTCTTCCGGGCAGCAAGTCTTGCAGTGCTGTTTTAACGTCTTCTGAGTAGGCCATGGTTGATTCCTTTTACGTGAATTATTGCCCGAAGCCAGCTTCAAGCGCTTGAACCAGTGCATCCACGCGGTTCGGGTCATAGTCGTGAGCGTTAACTGCGCCGCCTTGCGAGAATCCTTCAGGAAGCGGCGACTCGCCACGGTTCCATTTAAGCAGATTGGTCAGTTCATCTTGTGTAACATAGCGAGGAGGTTCCTTGCCGAGCTTGGAGAATGCAGCCGCCATATCGCTCTCGCGGTCTATGCCAATCAGACCGGTATTGCTCAAGTCACCCACGTCTGACCACTTGCCCGAGCGAACGAAATCCTGCACGTAGGGTAGGTACTCGGGGTTGGGGGCTTTGTTGCCTTTGCCTTTGATTTGCTTGATCATCGGCTCCGGTGCCGAGCCAAACAACTCTTTGTACACTGAGTTGCCGAGTTCTGTGGCCTCGGGACCTTGCCCTTTGGGATTGATCCCCGCCTCAGCCAACCTTGTCTTGAATTGAGCGTTGAACAACTTAGAGTCGTCCATGGACCTATTCTTCATATGGTCGTACCAATCACTCGGCGCAATCTCAATCGTCGTGTGCGGTTGACCCTTCTTGTCGCGCAGGGAGTAGATTCGTGAGCGCCCTGAAGCCACATCATCACAGTAACCGCCCACGCAGTGACCCATAGTGTCGCCTTCGTACTTGAGGGCGTCTGACAGCTTCTTAGTGGCGTAGCGCCCGAGGTCTCCGAACTCTTCCTGCTGCGCGGGGTTCTCAAACCGGTCAGGAGCTTTCAACTCCACCCATCTGTACCCGGCTTCAGGGTATTCTTTGTGCAACACCGTAGCAGCGTTGTTGGCACGGGCGAGGTCAGCCTCGGCCTTCTGCGCGGCACGCCATTCGTTGATCTTTGAGACCCGCTCCACCGCCTGGGGCACGGTCACCCGGTCAAGAGCATCGTACTTGAGCAGGAGTTCACGGGGTAGTCCAGACTCAGGGTTTGTCGCGTTGCGCAGTTCGTCTATGAGGTGATCAAACCCCAGAGATGAACCACGCATGTTGAGATCGTACACGGAGGTCTCTGGAGGAACCTTAGCGAGCCACGGGTTATTCCTAACCTGCAACGGTGACGACGCATGAAAACTCGCTTTACCAGAGCCTACGACCTGGTCGGCGTTGTCTTCCCACCGAACAGCCAAGGGGGTTTTGGCGAAACCTTTCGCGGGGTATCCGGCTGCTGCGCGGTCTGCTTGGATACGCATACCGCCAACTTCCGGATCAACGTGCAACACACCCTTTTCAGCCAGCGCCCGGATTGGATCTTCCGGAGTAGCCATCTCATTCTTGACGTAGCGGGCGAGCTTCTTGTCGATCCAGTTGTTCATCGACGGAATTCCAGGATACATACTTTCGTTAAGCGCTTTCCGTTCTGCAGGGGGTAAGGCGAGATAGTCTTCAAGCGGCAACCCAGCCTTTGCGGCTAGGTCGCTAGTCTGGCCTGGAAACCGGTCAACCTTCAACCCCTTCAACGCATCCTCAACCGAGCCGTCAAGCCAGTTCCCACCCTTCATCTTGATGACCCCGGCTTGCGGGCTCAGCGTCCGGGGTACTGAGGCGTTACGCGCAGCGGCCTCAATTGCGCTCAGAGCGCCTCGGGCACCAGCGGAAACGCCTGTTTTAGCCGCGCGAACGGTTGAACCTACACCCGCGCCACCAGTGAGGCTCCCGGCCTCCGTAAACGCGCGTTCTACCGGGCTCTCGCCACGCAGCGGGAGCCACTCCTTGTAGAAGTCTGAGGTCGGCAGTACCGGCTCCTTGCGTTCAATGCCTGGAATCATGCGCACAAGCCCTTCAAGGTCGCCCGGGAGGCCTGCGGTTCCGGCTATCCAGCCGCGAATGGCAGCGAGTGGTGCACCTTTAGAGCCCTCTCGGTCGTTCTGGCGTTCCGGGCGACGTCCCGCTGAGCGGTAGCCAATGTAGGGTTTGCTGTCGTCAGCCATAAATCAAGCCCCGTACGGGTTAGTCTTGTCCCGCTTAGGCGGGCGACGATCATCTGGGTCCTTGGCTGTAGGCAGCTCGAACCATCCATCGTTCTTGAGGTAAATCACGGCTTGGGTCATACAA